CAGATTCAAAAATATATGAAAACATAGACTTGTATAGCTATGTTGCAGCTAGTAGGTATGCAAGTGAATTAATTGATAATGGTTTTGAGCAAAACGTAAAAGAACCTAGATATAGTTGCAATGTTAATATACAAAGTCCAATGGAAGCATACCAGTTAATAAATGAGTTAGCTGGTGTAATGAGGTGTTTTCCGATCTGGGCAGAAGGTTCTATAACTTTATCAAGAGACGCACCAACAGATTCAAGCTATCTTTTCAGTCTTGCAAACGTAGGTGAAAATGGGTTTTCTTATTCTGGTAGCAGTTTAAAACAAAGACATTCTTTAATTTCTGTAAGCTATTTCAACATGGATAGCAGAGAAGTAGATTTTGAGATTTTTGAAGATACTGATGCAACAAGTAAACTAGGTGGGATTGTAAAAAAAGATGTTAAAGCATTTGCTTGCACAAGTCGTGGTCAAGCGCAGCGTTTGGGAAAAGCAATTCTTTTCAGTGAACAAAACGAAAGTGAGATTGTAAGTTTTACGACATCAATAGATGCTGGTTCAATTTTAAGAGTTGGGTCTGTAATTTCAATTACTGATCCTGTTAGGCAAGGTGCGAGAAGATCGGGAAGAATAGCTTCTGCAACAACAACCCAAATAACTGTTGATGATACTCAAGGTTTAGATACTTTCAGCGGAGCAAATCAAAAAGTTAGTGTAATGATGCCAAATGGCACAGTTGAGCAAAAAGATTGTAGTGTTTCTGGTAGTAATATAAATATTAGTAGTGGAGGTGCTTTTAGTGTTGCGCCAAATGCTAATTCAATTTGGTTATTAGAAAGTGATGGAGTAGGACAAGAACCGCAAACTTTCAGAGTTATATCTATTGAAGAACAAGACGAGATAAACTATGCAATTACAGCATTAACTTTTGTTGCAGGTAAATATGACAACATTGAAAAAGATATTGCGCTGCCTGAGAGAAGAATATCTCTTTTAAATGCACCTGTAGAACCACCATCTGATCTAAAAGTAGTTAATGGATTTGGTGAAGAAAAAGAAATGTTAGTAGTGATAAATGCACTTGCTGTAACTAAATTGTTACTTGCATGGCGCCCTGTTACAGGTGTAAGTCAATATCTTGTTCAATATAGATTCGAAAACACAAACTGGGTAAGTCAAACTGTATTAAGACCTGATTTTGAACTTATTGGTACGGAAGCTGGAAAATATGAATTTAAAGTTTTTTCTTTTAATGCAGCTTTAAAATTATCTGCAACTTCATCAAATCTTACTTTTAATGCTGTTGGTAAAACACAACCACCAGCAAATGTAAAAAATCTAACACTTGAACCAATTAATAACAAATTAGTTCGATTAAGATGGTCAAGGGCTGTTGACCCTGACGTTTTGCATGGTGGTCGGGTTTATGTAAGGCACTCTAATGTTACAGATGGTTCTGGAACATTTCAAAATTCAGTTGATCTTGTTACTGCGTTGGCTGGTAATAGTACAGATGTGGTGGTTGCATCTTTAGAAGGAGAGTATATCCTTAAATTTCAGGACGATCAAGGAAATTTTAGTGAAGGAGAGGCAAGTGTAATACAAGACTTGCCTGACACTATAGATGCACAAGTAATTTTAGAAGATCGAGAGGATTTAGATACTCCACCCTTTGCTGGTCTTGATCTAAATACAGCATTTAGCGATACCACAAGTGCATTACAACTTACAGACCCATCAGTTGTTAAAACAGGTACATATAGCCAAACAAATAAAATTATTACCATTACAACAAAAGATGCTAGTGGTAATGCACAAGCACATGGAATTGGTGTTGGTGAACTTTTACCAATAAGATTTGCTGGTGGTAAGGCTCGAAGTGGGGAGTTTACTATTGCTACAGTTCCAACAACAAGCACCTTAACTGTTGTTGCAGATCAAGGAATACTACCAGAAACAACTGGTGACGTAACTATTGATAGAGGTAGAAGAGGTGAATATAATTTTGCGAGTATTCTTGATCTAGGAGCAGTATTTTCGCTTGAATTAAAAAGAGTTATTAGGTCTGTTGGTTTTATTATTGGACAAGATATAGAAACGATTATACCAAGTGGTTCATTCTGGGATAATTATGCAACAGATGGTAATTTTGATGGCATTGCAGCAGATGAGGCAAACTGCCAAATCCAAGTTGCATCAACAAATACTGCACCTAGTAATGGGTCTTCATATCAAACCTCAGATTTTGCAAATAAAACTTTTAATAATTTTGCAAATGGAACATTTAAAGGAAGAGGGTTTAAATTTAAAATTATTCTTGAAACAACTA